CTGTCCCATTTGGTCTTGTCCTCCAGCAGGGGTTGTATTGTTTTGATTTCCATTAGCCATTCCCATTATTTGTGCATAGATCGCAGCTTTTTCTGGATCATTAATTAATTGATCTGGATCAATATCTAAAGACTTAGCTATTTCAGTTAAACATGTATGCCATCTAACAAATGGTGCAAGTGCAGGATTAGCTGCAGTTTGCATAAATGTCATTAGTCTTTGAGATCTTACTTCTTTCTGCATCAAAGAAGAAGTGCCTTGTGCTTTGATTTCTAGATCACCTATAATATGTGGAGCATCATCATTAAATTGCATATTCCAATGAAATAAAGATTCTCCTAGGGGCTTTAATAAATAATCGTCAATATTTTTAATAACTGTTTTAATACTTAAAGCAGCTGCACCCATAAGCATTGACATACCTGATGCAGTTCTTGTTGTTGATTGAACACCAGTTGCTCCATGTGAGTATGAAGGTATACCAGTTGATTCATCAGCTAACTGTCTAAACTTATCAAACATTTGTAAGTTTTCAATTGCTGTATTTGGAAACTTAACACCATGAATTGCTTGACCAGTTTGACCACTTTGTCTTCTAAATATTTTACCAGGATAAACTTTCATATCCTGACCTGGTACTAACATTGTTTCATCAACATCAAATACTAAATTACCAGCTAATGCTAAGTTATCAATTGCCATTCTAGCATGACCATTCATAACTGTTTGTGAGTCTTCCATATTTTCTGGAATACCAATACCAAAGAATTGATATGGATTTAATTCATATGGACAAACTAAATATGGTATTCTTTTTGGTGTGAATGGATTTTCTACCATTCGTAAAATATGACCACCACAAATCCAAGCATTAATATGAATTACATCTGAATCTGTTTCATAATCTAATCCACATTCATCTGCAAATTTTTTATCTATAACACCCCAGTATTCAAAAACTTCAAATCTATTTTTATAAATACTTGTAATATTTTCTCTATCAAATAGAGATGATTCGTATCCTCTTACTTGATAGTTTGGGCCTTCTTCTAAACATTGTTCAACAGCTTCTTCATTGAACATTGGTTTGTATTTTAAATTCTCTAATTGCTGTCTATTAAATGAATGTCTTTGTATTACATAATCACAATCATTTATATTCGTTGCATTTGGATCTGGATAAAAATCCCAACATGATACAGCTTCTATTGAAGGAATTGATTTTGTTTTAGCTGCATGCACTCTAACTTCATTACCTTCTTCATCTTCAGCTACATCATAACTATGATAAGTTTTAGAATCAGTAAATGGCCCTTTTAAAATTCCTGTTCCTAATAACGTCATCTCAAAGAATACATGACGTAATATAGTTATTGCTTTACTTTCTTCAAGCTGATCATGGATAACTTTTTCCATTGCTTCAGCTGCTAACTTAGCAGGTTCTATTTGTGGAGTACCTGCAGGTGATGGGCCTTTATCTAAACCAACTGATTTATATTCTTGAGCTATATTTTGTAATAAGTCTTTAGCAGTAGCACCTGGTTTAATTTCTTTACCATCTCCAGGAAAACCATATGGACTTTCAGGTTCTTGTGGTTCAGGATTATCTCCTGGGCCTTTTGTATGAGCATACTCATCAATACCTTCTGGTACTGGAGTAGGATTAATTCCTAAAGGAAACTTACCTTGTGAAAATAATACTTCTATGATTTGACCAAACGAAGCAAGAACCTTAGTCTTTGTTACTTTAACAAAAACTCTAGACTTCTCACTATCTCGAAAAGCCATCTCAGGGCCATATATACCTCTATAGTTTCTATAAGCTTTCAACCATCTTTTTTCATCGTATATTTTAGATGTTTCAGATTCTTGAAACTTACCTTTTATGTAACCAACTAGAGGATGATGTTGCCCTTCGTACCCAGACTTATTATTTTTACCATCCATTTAAAAATTAGTAATCTCTTTCTTCAGCCATTTTGAAGATTGATGGATCAACTTTAGATTTTGATTTTCCTTTTTTATCATTAGAATCACCAGACATAGAACCATGCTTAACTTTAGCATTTGGGTCTATAGCTAATTTTTCTCTCATCAATTTAGATTCATTTGCAGAAGATAATTCTCCTTGCTTAATCTTATTCATCATGTTATTAGTCTCCCTTTGTTAACAGATCAGTTTGTCCGTATTGTTTTTTAGATTTTGCTTTATAATCAGTATATTGTTTTTTACCTTCAATTGCAATACCAGGCATAATAGCTTTAGCCCAACCTTTAATTTTATTTAAAGTTTTTGGTTGTGCAGGATTTAATTGATCCATAGCACGATTACCAAATTTGCCAATAGTTTTTTCTACTAGCTTTGAACCTACGCTTTGCATAAGTTTACCAGCACCTACAAACTTATTATCTTTTGTAAGCGTTGGATCTATCTCGTGAATAGGATTTCTTTTTTGTATTTTATTATCCATTAATAATCTTTTTCATCAGCCATTCTAAAAAAAGATTCTTGCATATGCTCAGAACCTGTTTTAGATGGATAATCATTTTTCTTTAAAGCAACATCAGCATTATATTTATTAGGAGCTTCCATTGAGAAATCAATATTCATTGATTCTCTATTTGGTTGTTTCCCATCTGGAGATTTATTTAATTCTCCTTGCTTAACTTTACTTTTAATATCAAAATTAATTTCCATTAGTTGTCCTCCTCATCTTCATCAAAGTCTTCATCAGTAATATTCATACCATCTTCCATATCTTCTGTATCCATAGTTTTACTCTCTAACTCATCAAGAGTATCTCTAATTAGTTCAATAAGATCTTCGATTGATTTTTCTTTTTTCTTTTTAGCCATAATGACTCCTATAGTTTTATTTTTTTAATTAACAAAATATTTTTGGTTGGTATGGTTGTATAGTTACCACCTTGTTTTATTTCATTATTATCTTCAAAACTAAAATCAGACATTATAACAGTTGTTGTAGGATTATTTGTAATCAACCATCCTACGCTGCAGCATACTGCTGTTCTAGATTTTTTAATATCAACTATATCTTCCCAGTTATTATTACTGACTATATCTTCCCAATAAACTTTAACAAGTGAATAAGGGAATTTCTTTTTATTTACTTCTGGTATTTTTAGTTTTCTTGACACCTTTTAGCTTACCAGATCTTTCCATGGCATAAAATACGGATTCACCTTTTTTCTTACCGTATTGCTTTGTCATAGCTTTTTTAATCTTAGTTCCTTTTTTACTAAGCGGCATATTAGTATTTAGCTTTCATCTTTTTACCAGATTTTTTAGCGTATTTTTTTGCAGCTTCTTTTCCCTTTTTAGTATAAGGAAATTTCTTTTTTCCTACCATTGGCATAATGTTCTCCTTTGTTAATATCCAAATTTAATATCTGCTGGTCTAAATTCTGACATGATTGGTTTAAATCTTTCAGCATAGCCAGGATGTGTTGGTCTACTCATACAACCATATCTTAATGCATCGTATGCGTGATCTTCTGCAGTAGTATCCACATCTTCTGGATTACCATCATCTATTGGAAGAGCACTTAGGGTTTTAATTAAATTTTTGCAGGTAGATAAAATTCTAATACCAGGTTGTTCATCTCGTAGCATTAATCGTTTGTGTATTTCTAACTTACCATTAATTCTACTTCTTGGTGAACGATCTGATGGTCTCCATCTGCAACCTTGTTGAATCATTGTCTCAGCAATACTAGGGCCTACATCACCTCGTCTTGCCCATGTACTAGCATCTAATACACCATAGTGTACATGCTCATTTTGTTCAAGCATTAATACTCTTCTGGCGAATTCGTCAGCCGTAACTTTAGTGACGTACAGCTCTCGATAAATCCAAAGATTATTATCATAATCAACTGCAAACCATAACACACAAGCAGGAGAAGAATAACCCCAGTCTGCAGCACGAAATTTATACCAACCTCGAGGTATCTCAAAGGGTTCCACCACGTGTGTGACCTTATTAAATTCAGGAAACGCTGAGTTCTCATATGCATCCCAATCTCCATCTAAAAATTGTTTTCTTTGTGTTTCTGGTAAAGATGCAAGCATGATATAATAATCATCAGTCTGCATCAGATAAGGGTTGTCTTGCAATTTAGCTGGTATAAATCTTCTTGTAATTGATTTAACTCCAGCAGGTGTATTTATCTTTACATCAAAAGCTTTATTAGGTTCACCTGGTTCTACGAACATTTCTCGTACCCAACCTGATCCTACGTTACCTGGATTACCTGTGGCTCTCATAAATACAGGAATCTCTGGATCAACTGATCGTAAAGATGATCTTAAAAAATTATATATATCTGGCGAAGGATATTGTGGAAGTTCGTCTATTCCTATCCATGTGTACGATTGACCCTGGTAACGTAAAACGTCCTGCATGTTTTCTGCGTAACCAAACTCTATCTTTGCCCCTGAGGGAAATCGCCACTCTTTTTCTTGCTCTCTCCATTTGGCTCCTGGAAATGCTTTTGAGTATAACATCTGAGACTTTTGAATTAAGTCTCGTAACTCAGGCATTGTTCTTCGAATTAGGAGTGCTCGATGATTTTGTTTAGAACAATACCGTAATGGATCAACCAACATAGCATATGATTTACCACCACCTCTAGCTCCACCATAAAATACTTCTCTTTCAGAAGCTGCAAGGAATTGTGTCTGTGGCCCACTATTGGGTTTAAAGATAACCTCTTGCTCATTTATGTGCTCTTGTATTGTCTTTGGAGCACTCTCAATTATATCTTCAGTAAGTAGTTGTGTTTCTTTTCCGTCTAACGCTTTGTTAATAGTTAACAGTTTATTCTTAACATTTTCTGCGTGACGTTTGGCAGAACGTAAAGATTGTTCTGCTGTAGCAACTTTCTTACGAGTTCTCTCTAAAATTTCTTTCGCTGATCTCTTCGCCTTTTGCTTCGGTGTTTTCTTGGGCTTGGGCGGTAATACCTCTGGTAATTCGTTTTTTAAGTCCGACATGCGAAATATATCTTCCTGTTGCTCTGTGTAACCATTTAGCTGTTTCTCTGTATGAACAAGTTTTTAAATATGTTTTAGCTTGATCTAATGCAGCTAGTTCTTCTTTAACTGGTTCCAGATAATTTGGATCTGATGATTGTTTAAATCCAAAAGGAATAGTTCTAGTTCTCTTCTTGATCTTTATTGGTTCCATCTTTTGCTGGTAATATAAATATACCGTGCATAGCTTTCATGTTAATATCTAATTGATCTTTCTTAACAATACCTACACGATCAAGTATTTGGGATGCAGCAGCTAATCTAATATTGGCATGTGGAGTTGTGCCATCTTCTTCTAAGAGGTCTACCATTTTAGCTGCCGCTTTAGCAGAGTAGGTAGACAGGTGATTTTCTGCTAATTCAGTAATCTCTTTTTTTAAATTCCGTACTACTTTAGGATATGAGTGAGGAGCATAGCCTGCTATCTCAGCTGCTAACTTAGGATCCCCTTTTGCTTCTCCGAATAATGCATCCAGAAACTTTTCTTGAGTATCTGTTAAGTTTCTCTTTGGAGCTTTTATTATAGAAGAATCCATGTCTTGCATTTATTAATTCCATTATTTCAGGAAATGGTAAGTTAACAACTCCCTTAATCAATTCTTTTTTTGAACTGGGCATTTAAATATTCTCTTAAAGATGTAAAACCTTTATCTTCAACTTCCTCTTTTGTTACTGCAGCAAACTTCTTACCATCATATGTGAAGGAAGCTTTACCTGCATTTCTAGCTTCTTGAAAAGCTTTAGAGAAAGATGACATTGTAGGTTTAGTTTCTTTTTCAGCACCAGCAGCTCTAGGTGATTTAGATTGAGATAAACTCATTTTTTCTGCACCAGCAGCTCTTGGAGATCTTTTAGTACCTACAGCACTAGTAGTCCCAATCAGATCATCTTCCAATGATGCTGTTTGTTTACGCTTTAGTGCTTTGTCATACTTAGGAAATAATCCACCTGTTCCTTTAGGGAATATAGGTTGAGAGAATAGTTCTTTAAGTCGTGATTTCTTTGCCATAATTATATCCTTGTTATAAGTTGTAACCCCTAGGAGGTTACTAGATTTGTAAATCAGTGATGACCCTGTTTGTATGCTAGGCATAATTTTAAACGTGTGTGTCCCTTTGATTTACAAAAGCTTATATTATTATATTATAGTCATGATTATACATTTTGTCAAGTACTAATTTAAATTATTTTTAGCTGCGACATATTGTCTATAAAATAATTATTGACAAAATGGCTGGAGGGGTGTATAATGTACATAGGTACCCACCTGGGGGGCTATATATATATTATATAGGTAAAAATATAACACCCCCCATAGGTATTCCCAGGAATATAGTCGGAATATATAGCCCTGAAATATGGGCACCTGGTGGTTTACATGGGTACCTGGGATTTTCTGGTATTGCTATATGTATGTATATACCCACCCCCCTAGCCCCCTGCGTATCCCCTGAGAATTCATAAAGCTTTAATCAGAAATATAAATATTAATAATCAAAATATGGCTCGGCAATCCTAAGAGCTACCCTGAATATATTTTGGTTATCACTTTGGGACACTAGGGGGAGTGTGGAATTTTGTACCTACAACCCCCCTATGTTAACTAGGTTTTAATTGGGGCAAAAAAAAACCCCCTAGCGATTAACTAGGGGGCTTTTAGTGTTTAGCTTAGATATGGTTAAGCTGATTTTTTTACATTGCCATCAGCTGAAAGATTTTCACTAGCTTTCATATAACCTTCTCTAATTGTTTGGCTATCAAGTATTGAATAAATATTGCCCATATATTCAATAGCTTTTTCATCAACTAGCTCAAGTAGTTTATTGTAGTCTTTTCGATTAGCTACATTAAACACCTTTTCTAATTCGCTAAAATAATTAATAGTTAATTGAGTAAAATTTATTTTAGTGTCCTTAGTTTTAGATGATCTAGGGACTATTGTTGGTGCATACTTAACCGCCCAAACCTTATCAATAGTGCCAGTATTAACTTCGACTAAGTCGGTGCTATCATTTTTAACTTTTTTAACACCGCCTTTTTGTCCTTTTAGTTTTTGCTCAATCGTTGGGGTAGCAACATTTGATTGAATAAAGACCTGATTTTTTTCATTAACTTCAAATTGATCCTTATAGTCAAACATCATAATTGCTAATTTGATTGATCTAGTACAAGCCATTTCAAAAGCCCCATTTTTTGAAATTGCCCGATCATAACTAGCTAGATTATATAAATGCCCCTTTAAAAATTTGATTGTGTTCCAATCCTTTAAAGAAGTTTTATTGCCACTATTAATCTCAATCATTAGCTCATTAATAGCCCTAGCCATTTGGGGTACTAGATCACCCATTAAAGTATTACTTACATTTTTTGCTTTAAATAATACCTTTTTTAATGGCTCGTTTGCTTTCAATGAATCTAGGAAATTATTAGTTTCCTTTGTCTCATTTTCTTTTTGCATTTGTTTTAACTTATTACTCATTTTATTTTCCTTTAGTTTAAATCTTTTAAATTAAGTTTTAAAAGATATTCTTAATATTTAAAGAATTAATTTAATTAAGTCAACATAATTACAATATTTTATTTATGTGTGGCGGAATGACGCACTTAACACCTGTTAACTGAGAACAATTAAAGAACACCCTACAACCCTTAGAGGTATGCAATTTGTGCATAGCTAATACTTGACCTATGCAAGTATTGCATATATATTGATAGTTGTAAGGGGGTAATTAAAATATATGTATAAAAAAAATTATATAGAAATAGCTAAGATATTAAGTGAACACAAACCATTTAATATTAAATTAATTAATGACTTAGTCAGTTATTTTTATAAAGAAAATAACCGCTTTAATAAGTCTTTATTTATAAAAAAAATCTATAACTTAGGTAATACAAAATGAATACAATTTTAATAATTGGAATTTGTTTTTTTCTAGTTGGTTTTATTCTTTTAATACTTTCTATGATGATGAGTAGTTATTATGAGAGAAAATTATATCAGCTAAAAAAGCAATTTGAATATGTGCAAGTTAAACCCAAAATAAAAGGTAAATAATTATGGTATATATAACTTTAAGAATATTTGTATCAGCATTGTTGTTTTTATTTGGCTTTTTAGCGGTCAATGTAAGTAATGATGTTGCGTTAGGTACTTTATTACTAGGACTAGGATTAGCAAACTTAGTTATAAGAGATGCTTGACATATAAGATAAAAAGACATAGCCTTAAGATAGTTAAAAAAAGAAAGGAAAAAATATGGATACTACAATCGCAACTATTTTTTGGCTATCCTTTGGAAGTATGCTAATAGCTTCATTCCTTTGAATACTAAAAAATAAATAAAACCCTGTGCCATTAATTTGACGCAGGGTTTTTTATTTGGTACTATTAAAAATAACCAAAGGAAAACAATGACTAAAAATATATGTAATACTTGTAATGGAAATCATTACATTAAGATTAGAGAAGTATGGACAGATACAAGTGAGACTAAAAAAGAATGGTACACCAAGCCTTGCCCTGAGTGTATCAACATTAATGCCTATGAATTAGAACAACTTGACCATTTTAAAAAGGTTATGGCTTTAATATAAATTAACAACTCCCTTTGTCGTTAATAGAAACCCTGTGTCATTAACTTGACATAGGGTTTTTTTATTGGTAAGGTTTAACTATGATTAATCAACCTAAAAAAAAGGAAACATATGTTAGATGATGACAATACTCATCTACTAAAATGGAAAAGGTCATTAAGAAAAAGACTAATTAATTGTCTTGCTCTTATTGAGAATCAAGGTAGACCAACACAGGAACTAGGTTATGAGTTAGCAAAAGCTAAAGAATGTTTTGTGTATTGGAATAGTGATATTGCTTTATGGGAAAACCATAGAACAAGTATTATTATACCGCCTGAATCTGAAAGACCTATTGATTTAGATGAGTGAAATAATTGCAATGATTAATCTTTGGTTTATCCTACTCCTAGTCGGACTAAAGATTTTTTGCAAAGTAAATTATGGGGATAGACTTACTTGGATTATCCCCATAGTTGTATTTCTTTTTATGCTTAATGGTTTAATCAGATTGGTTCAATAAAATGTTTGAAGCAATACTATTCTTAATTGATAATAATATTATAATCAGAAAAGATATTCCTAATTTTAAATCTTATACTGAGTGTGTACAATTTATAAAATCTAAAACAAGTTATGATTTAGATAATGCATACTTGACTTTAGATAAAAAAAAGTATAAGCTCTGGATTCATTATTGTAAATAACAAAAGGAACACAATGCAAACAAATGAACTAACTAAGTATTTAGTTATTGAAGTAGATGATAACTACAATGATAGTAAAAATCCATTAATATTTTTAAGAGGTAATTATAATAGTAGCGAAGAAGCTATGAGTGCTAGAAATTCTCTTGAAAATTTAGCTAAATTAAATAATAAAAAAAATCTTGATTATGTTATTTCAGTATTAAATATGTAATACTTGACATAGATTTTATTCTTTGATATATTATAGGGGTAGTCAGCGAGAGTTGGCTACCCTTTTTTATAATTAAAGGAGAGTATGTGATTGACTAATCTTCAATGATGTTCAAGCCATACGAGATGTTATGGGTAGTTTTCCAACTATCGTTATCTTGGTGCATACTCTCAAACAATAATCAAGGGGGGTGGAGTTTGTCTTAAAAAATACAAACCATATTTGCTTGGTTGCTTGCCTGTGCATAGGTAAAGTAGGTTTCTCCACCCTGAAAAACAATCTAATAGAGGAGACTATATGTCTATCAAAAACAATAGTGGTATATCTTTGACACCACCTGAGCCTGTCACTTCAGAAAATATAAAAGAACATATGATTTCTGATGATGAGTTAAGACAAAGAATATTAAATGGAGAGCTTGAAGACCCAAAACTTGAAGCTACTTTATTTCCAAATGGAAGACCTGCCAAGTAATCACTTGACACGATAATCATTATAATATAATATGTACTCTTATTAACAATAGGAGTACATATGATACACGCAGATGTAAAAATAGGTCAGTTTACTGACTTTGTATATACTTTATTAGAGCAGACTAAATCTAAAAAATTTAGAGCTGGCTTTATAAAAAAAGATGGTACATATAGAGTTGGTAAATTCGATTTAAAATATCGTGGTAGATGGAAACAACTAGATGGGTCTACATATGTTCGTAAAGGTAAAGCACGAACTACTAATCCTGATGAGTATATTCTTGCTCACGATTTAGAAAATAAACAACCTAGAAATATATCTTTTGATAGATTATTGTGGATAGGTGTTGGAAAAAAATTGTATAGAATTAATCGCTATAAAACTGGTGATGAATCTATACGAGTGTTTGAGTTTGAGAGAGTAAAATTCTCAGGACTTAAAGACTTACTAAAAGGAAACATCAACTTAGAGGAGATACAATGAGTGATATATGGTGTCAAAATAAAAGATGTGTTGAAAAGAAAACCAAAAATCAAATTAGAGGTAGTAAAGGTAAAAAATATTATCAATCTAATAAAGCAACTAACCACTATGAGTATTGGTGTAGTATGGGTTGTCGTGATCAATGGTTTAGTGACAATCGTGAAACTGCTATAAGAGCAGTAGGTATGATTGATAAACAAACTATAGGAATGGAAGATGCTTGGTATATAGACGCAAAGTATGACTGGAATTCTAGTTCCAATGGTAGTACATACATCTATACTCTTAGAAATATGTTGTTAGGAATAAAACAACCTATTACTAAACAACAAGCACAAACCCAAGTGCAATTTAATAACTCTCATCATTGGCAAACAAAAGATGATGCTCAAGCTAGAGAGTTAGCTATGGAGTTAGGACTTATCAAGCAAGTCGCTTGACATAATCTACATTATAGACTATTATTGAGACACTACTTAGAAATCTAGGTAGTGTCTTTTTAATTAAAAAGGAGAAACAATGACAAACAAAAAGAAACAGGACATCAGATTGAATGCTGACTTGCGTAAAGCTTATACTCAAGATTTTCGTAAGTTCTTAGAATCTCATACTGATAATCCTAAGTATCAGGAATATGATTCTGCACTTAAAGTTGCAAAAGTTAGAATCGCTGATGCCTATAAGACTGCTAAAGAAGTAGTTGAAAGAGCATACAAACCTGAAGATGTTGCAACATTACAAAGTCTACAAAGAAAATATAATACTGTTGATGCTACAAGCAAAGACAGTTGTTTTTATTTTGCTGTTGTAGATAGTAAAGGTAAAGAAGTTAAAGAGTTAGATGAGTATAATGATGAAGTGTCTAAGAGAAAACACTTTGACTTTAACTTGCAAGGCAGTATGACTGGAAGTCAATGGGACAAACAAAATGACTTTGCCCAAGCTTTCTATCGTGCTGAGATGAAAGAGGTTGGATTAAATCCTGATTGTAGGATAGAAAATTCTGACAAACATAGTAATCCACATCTTACAGGTCATCAAAATAAAATCTCAGACTGGCTAAAAGGTGGCAATGGTACTTCTATTGATTTAGTTATCCAATGGAAAACTGATTATGCACTAGATATAATTGGTAGTGGTGGCTGTAGGTCAAGAGCAATCCCTTGTACAGAAAAAGAGTTTGCTGTATTTGAGTTAATGCAATTAGCTAAACAAAATTTAGTTAAGGCACACGAAGAATGGATTGGTGCTATTGTTAAAGCACAAAATGCAGTAGCAGAAACTATCAAAA